TTACACGCTTTCAGCCTGCCGTTCTCCCATTCTGCACCAGTTGATAAAGCCGTAGATATCATTGACGAGAAAGGCCGTAAAGCATACCACGACGGACAGATAGGATGTATTTTGACGGGCAGCCAAAATCCATAAAACAATGAGAACGATGTCGTTGGCCGCGTACCCGAGCGCATAATAAGGACTTCTTTTATAGGTAAGATACACCGCGATGAAGCTTGTCGTTACAGAAAGGGTGCTCGGGACTAAGTTGGCCGTTTGAAAATACCCCAGTATGAAGTAAAAAAGCGCAGTGACAAGAATTGCCGCCAGATACATAAAACGCCATTCTGTTCGGGCCAGGTGATTGACGCTGACTTCCATCCGGTTCCCGTTAAACGGGTTTTTCAACCAGGAAATAAGAGCGAACACCGCCATCGGCATAGTCATACCTACATAAGTAAGCATTTCTCCATAATAGGAAAAGGTGAAAGAAATGATTCCGTAAAGCAGGCTGAAAAGAATCATAAGAAGTTGACCGAACGGATTTCCCTTTGCATTAAAAATGAGGGATGTGACGCCGAGCAGCGAAGCAAAAAGCGTGAAATAATTGCTGCGGTCGAAAAAATAAAAAGCCGCAATGATCACAAATACGGAACCAAACCACAGCGCTCGCTCGCCCTTGGTGAAATAGCGGTGCAGTCCTTCAATTTTTTTCATACAACCTCCAAAAAAATAAGCATTCGCATGCACATCTTCTCAGACCTAACGATGTACAAACGAATGCGAATTGCATTCCTACCCGGTGGCAGTGATATTCACATATGAAAGCGGCTACTTGTGCCGCGCGATTTCGGAAAAAAGCAGCATCCGCAGATGCTGCCTTTTGGAGCAGATGAACCGAGTACATCGGTATCAACAGATGTATTGTTTGACAATGTAATGCGGCAAAAGTGACCGCCTCCGTCGTAATCGAATACCTCGATTCGCGTTACATATTCTGAAATAATAAATTTTTGCTGGGCGGGCGGAAGATCTGCAATATTGAGAAATTTTTTAAATCTACTGCGAATTTCGTCTCTCGTTAAAAAATCTCCCTTTGGTACGTTGGATGATAGGAGTGCATCTTTTTGTGCGGATAAATCTGCCATTCTTTGTTTGATTGGCCCTATATCTGCGCCGCTTTCGATTGCTGTTACAAGATTTGAAATTTTTTTGTCAATATCCGCAATTTTTCCGCTGATGTCTGGCATCTCATTGTCCTGCGCTTTATATGCTTCATCGACAAAGCGTTCTATCAAATCGTCGGAAAATGCGAGTTGATTTAATTTTTGAATCACGGCTTGTTCAATTTCATTCTTTTTCACGGCATGCTTTGTGCATGTCTTTTTACGCAGCTTTGCATTGCAGTCGTAGTACAGATATCTTTCTCCGCGAGATACGCGGGAGTTACCAACCATTCGAGCGCCACAATGTCCGCAAAATAATTTTCCGCTTAGGATATAAAGTTCTTTTGCTTTCCCGGACGCTGCGTCGTGTTTTTTGACATCCATAAGTCTTTGCACCCTTTCCCATTCATCCGCTGATATAATGGCAGGACATCCGCCCTCGATGCTGATATATTCTTTTTCTTTTTTGTGCTGGCTTCTATGACCGTTCACAGTTTTAGTTTTACCATAGGTGAATCTTCCCGTGTAACGTTCATTGCGTAAAATATCATAGATAGAATTTTTCCCGAACTTTGCACCGCGTTTTGTTCTAAACCCACGTGAATTTAATTCGTCGATGATCTCACCATAGCCTGCACCGGAAATGTACATTTTAAAAATAAGCCTTACAGCAGCAGCTTCTTGTTCGTTTATGACGAGTTTTTTATCTGCACCAAGATTGTAACCAAGCGCGGGAGTGCCTCCGGTTGTGATGCCTTTATAAGCGTTTTCACGCAATCCCTTCAACACTTCTCCGGCCAGATTCCGGCTGTAATACTCGTTCATGCCAGTGATGACATATAGCATCAACCGGCCTTCCGGCGTGTTTTCAAGCCGTTCCGTTACGCTAATTATTTCAATTCCAATCCGCTCAAGATAGTCTCTGTCGTTCAGCGCCTTGACACCGGCGCGGCCAAAGCGGTTCAATTTGTGAACGAGAACAATATCGTATTCTTTGCGCGGCGCAGCATTCAGAAGCGCCTGAAACTCTTCTCGCTTTTCGGAATGATACATGCCGGACTTAGCGCGATCAGCATAGATTCCGATAATGTCGATGCCGTTCTGCTGTGCGTAATATTTACAAGCGCGGATTTGTGCTTCCACGCTTTCTTCACGCTGCATGTCACTGCTGTATCGGGCATAGATTACCGCTCGATTCACTGTAATACCTCCAAAGTATGACTTGCCAAGCCTACCCAGGAGGTGGTATAATCCAATTGTTGGGGCGGATTATCCTCCAAGGATAAGCTGTTCTACTTTTCCCGTTTCCTGTTGGCGCAGGGGGCGGGATTTTTTTATTGCGCTTTTTTCAAAACCTCACCATCTTGCATGTAATAGTCAAGCCCTTCGTCTTGGCAGCGCACACTTTCTGCTTGTCCGTCTTTTATATACGCAATATATGTTTTTCCGTTGTAGTATAGACTATATCTCTCACCCTCTGCCCAATCTTCAATTTTTGTGCACAAGTCCGCGTATTCGCACCCAATTGCCTCAAACGCCGCAATTGCTGCACTTCTCGGCACATCTATTTCAGACGATGACGATTGCGTTTTGTCATCGTCTCCCGCAACTAGAAACGCCAAAGTTACAAAAACTGTAGCTATAAATAGTAATGCAATCAGGCATCCGAACTTTTTCTTTTTTGGCTTCGGCGTTAGCGTATCATCGTGGTCACTCGAATATACAGGGGTTGGGTGATTTGCGGGTGTTCTACACTCGGGGCAAAACTTTCCATCAAATTCCTTCCCACAATTTGAACAATACATAAATATCCTCCTAACCTTTTATTCAAAACTTCTACGAACTTCTACGACTTTACCAAATATGCGAATAGGGACATCTTTGAGAGAATATATTTGAACGGTATGTTCAGGGTTATAAGATTGGGGAGTTAAAGTGACGATATTACCATCCCGATGGTAACGTTTAACTGTGGCATCATCGCCGTTTACGATAACAACAGCGATTTCACCGTTTTCAACTATGTCCTGCTTTCGGATAATGATAATATCCCCATCATCAATCCGAGCGGCGTTCATGCTATCGCCGTTTACTCTTAAAGCGGTGTATTCGTTAGGGTTCGGATAGTCAACTGAAATATAGCTCTCTATATTTTCTTGTGCGTAAAGAGGCATACCGGCGGCAACACGGCCAAGTACAGGGATGGTTCCAGTTATTGACAGCGGCATCGCACCGACCCTTTGCATAAGAGAATCGTATGCGTCACCACATTCTCCTGTCATAATAAATGACGGATCAACTTTTAAAGCCTTAGCGTATACGTTGATTCGATCTCGGCGCATATTTGCGATTTCGCCACTTTCCCATCTTGACACCGTTGCCTCTGAAACATTAACCATGCTTGCAATTTCTTTTTGAGTATAGCCAAGTTGTTTCCTTCGCTCTGCAAGATAATTACTCATCATGACTTCCTCCGTTCGATATTTTTATTGTACACTTATTATTGCGTTTTTGCAAGAGTTTAAACCTAAAAAAGGTAAAAATATTGCGTAAACGTATTGACTTACGTAAACGCAAGTGATATACTGGAATCAATCGGAAGGGGGTGGACACGTGTTCAACAAAAAAATGTTTAAAGCAAAATGCGTAGAGAAAGGGATGTCAACGCGTGACATTGCGCGCATTTTAGGGATTAATGAAGCGACATTGTATAGAAAAATTTCTGGTGAAAGTGATTTTACGAGAAATGAAATTCAGCTTTTTAGGCAGGCATTAGGACTGACCTCATGTGAAATGGACGCTATTTTTTTTGCTTAAAACTTACGTAAACGCAAGAAATCGTTTAATTCGGAAAAACCGTAGATGAAATGATGAAGTAAACTGCCGCGCTCGACGAACTGATTGCAGAGAAGTCTGTACAATCAGAATAGCAAAATATATGTCCGATAAAGCGGACGGAAAGGAGAACACCATGGAAGGCATGGAAGAAACGAATGCGCGCGTGGCAAAAGTGCTTGCGCCGTATTATCTGGAGTTGATAAGGAAAGACATCCAGCGGGAAAAAGAGGAGGCGCAGAAAAATGGACAAGCCTAACCCGTTCTGCCTGCGTCTCCCGCGCGGCCTGCGCGGATGGACAAGCCTTATCTATAAGGTGGTACTGATTGCATCCGTACTGCCCGTGCTGGACGGCTTGCAGGCGATAGGCCGTGGAAACTCGGACATGCTGCCGGGGCTTGCAACGCTGGCGCTTGGGCTGGTGGGGGTGCTTGCCGGGATCGCGGGATACATAGCTGTAAGAGAGGAGGACAAGCATGAAAATAACGCATGAGACGCGGCGTGAGAGCTTTGAACAGCTTGACCCGAGCGGGCGAAAGGCGGCCATCTTGGCAGAGCTTGAACGTGGCGATGGCACGGCGCTGGAAATCATGCGTCGAATGGGTTTTACGGATCCGAACCGAGTAAGGCCGCGTTTGAACGAGCTTGACCGTGCGGGATACATATTCCAGGTCGGAAAACGCCGTGACCCTTACACGGGTGTGGAAGGTGTCATATACAGCAAAAAAGCCCCCGCTGGTGTCACTACCACCAACAGAGGCGCAGACAAAAAATCTACATTTAAAAAATACCACGAAACGGGAGGCGTGTCAAATGTATGAACTGAATTTTGTTGGTGTCTCGATTGCATGGGACCCTTGTGATGAAGGCGAAAACCCGAAGTGCAGCATATGCCACACGCGTCTCGGATACCACGAAAAGCTGTATTTTGATTTACGCGGAGCCGTGCTCGGGTGCAGCGAATGCTGCGCGGTGCGTGATGATGAATACCTTGTGGACGCAGATGACGAGAACGAGATCGTTGCAGAGCCGGGTACATATGTTTGGGAATATGCTGAAGATATGGCGTTGGTAGCATGAAAGGATTCTGCGATGGGATATCCTACTACACGGAATATCGCGCCAGCATTCGCGTGTTTTTCCCGGAAGGGCGTGAAGTATGTCAATACTGCCCTTTTCTTCGGCACGAAGATGCCTTCAACCGCTTTTTTTGTAAGGCTACTCCGGCCACACAATACAACTGGATATTATCACCGGAGCGGGAGCGTCCGGGCTGGTGCCCTCTTGTTCCCGCCCGAGGGAACACCGATCCCGCCGATTGAACCCGGCGGAGAATACGATCCATTCAGAAAGGACGACGAGAAATGAGTTTAATTGCAAAAGCTTCCGGAGGTTCTAAATTCCCGATTTTGGAGGCGGGTTCTTACCCTGCCATGTGTTATGCCATTGTTGACATTGGGCAGCAATACAATAAGACTTTCAACAACTATGCGCAGAAAGTCATTTTCATGTGGGAGCTTCCCGGAGAGGAAATCGAGATCGAGGGAGAAATGAAGCCGAGAGCAATTTCAGAGACCTATACAAATTCGCTGGGGGAAAAGGCGAACCTGCGCAAGATGCTTGAAAATTGGAGGGGCAGGGCGTTCACGCAGGAAGAAATGGACGGATTTGACCTGCGGAATGTATTGGGAAAGGCGTGTATGATCTCTGTAGTTCACGGAACAAAAAGCGACGGCTCTCCGTACGCCAAAGTGGGAAGCGTAAGTAAGATGCCAAAAGGCATGAGCGTTCCTCAAAAAACAACCAACGCCTTAATTTTGTTTGATTTGGACGCGCCGGATGCGCTGGAAAATCTGCAAAAGCTTCCGGAGTGGGTGCAGAACCGCATCAAAGAAAGCGAAACCTACAAAGAAAAGATGCGACCGGACGCCAGCGTTGTAGAAGCGCGCAATGATGATTTTGCCGTAATCGACGCAGCGGAAGATTGCCCATTCTGATGGAACGGGTAGAAGCGCGTATCACGAAGGTCTTAACGGGAGAAGGCTTTTATTGCTTTGTCCCATATGAACATACGGACAATCTTTCCGAGTTGCCTATCAGGTGCACAGCGGTGCTTTCTGACGGCAGGACGATCACGGAGCGGCAGCGCAGGTTTATCTACGCGCTGCTCCGTGACATGTCCATGCATTTTGGGTATCCTCCGGAGGACATGAAAGAACTGATGAAATATCAATACGTTGCAGAAACAGGCGGAGAATATTTTTCCGTCGGGGATTGCAGCGTTACCACAGCGAACCGGTTTATCGAGTTTGTCATAGAGTTTTGTGTCCGTTGGGGCGTACCAACAAAGCAGGATTTCGTTGAAAACAGTCCGGATATTGGACGATATGTATATGCTTGTCTGATGAACAAAAAGTGCTGTTTAACCGGACGTGTCTGTGAACTGCACCACATTGATGCGGTTGGTGCTGGTAGGGACAGGGAAGAAATTGTGCACAAAGGTATGCGTGTGCTTCCGCTTTCGCACGAAAAGCATATGGAAGCGCACACGTTGGGACGTGATACGTTTTTGAAGAAGTACCACCTATCGCCTGTAACACTGGATGACAGGCTTTGCAGGCGTTACGGATTGAAAGGATAAGAAATGAATCTCGCGGTAGAATTACTTTCCAACACCGGATACATCATGTACAACAAGGCACTTGCCCGTGTTCTTGGCGTGAATGAAGCGATCATGGTTGGAGAATTGTGTGCGCGGTATCAATACGCATTTGATTCCGGTTTTTTGGTGGAACACGACGGCTGGTTTTGCGTGAGCCGTGATGACATCGAATGTGATACCGGGCTTACAGCAAAGCAGCAGCGCTCCGCGCTACAGGCCCTGATTGACCGAAACGTGATTGAAAGCAAACGCATGGGCGTGCCAAGCAGGCTTTTTTACCACTTGAATGTGCATGAATTAAATGCGGTTTTTGATGAAATCGAAACGACTAGATGTGACAAAAGGTCACAACTGGCTGTGACAAAAGGTCACGACATACATATATATAAAAAAAATAATAAAAAAGAGAGTGACGCACACGCATCGAAATCTGTTACGACTGAGAGTGCATCTGCGAACACATACGGCAGCTTCAAAAAGCCGTCTGTGGAAGAGATTGCATCATATTGTGCAGATCGAAAAAACGGAATTGATGCATCGGCATTTTATGACTACCACGAAGCCCGCGGCTGGATGCTTGGAAAAGTCCGGATGAAAGATTGGCGTGCCGCTGTAAGGACGTGGGAGAGAAGGAATTGCACGGAAAAGAAAGAGAGGCGTACGGTACTTGAATAGTGCGGAAGTCGCGGTGATTGGATGCCTCATACAGAACCAGAATTGTCCGGGAGAGGTATTCGGTATGTTGGACAAATCCGATTTCACGGACCTTGACCTTTCGGAACTGTTTGAAGAACTGCACCAGTTATGGCAGCGCGTTGGAAGAATCGATACTGTTACAGTTTGCGGATTACCTGGAAAGCAGGACCTTGTGCTGCGATGCTGTGAAGCGCCTGTATCGTATTCCGCATATGAATCTTACTGCAAAACCGTGAAGGACAATGCAGTTTTAACGAGGGCACAGAGCATTGGGCTTTCCATCGCGTCTGAAGGCCTTACAGTGGAAGAAACCAGAGAAAAAGCAGATGATCTGATTCGCTTGCTGAACGGAACAGCGGAGAGCGAAGGGGTTTCCATGATGAACGGGGTACTCGATTTCCTGCGTCAGCAGTCGGAAGGAGAGCAGGAGTATTTCAAAACGGGGTTTTCGAGGCTGGATAAATACTCCTATATGAGCCGAAGCGATTTCGTCATCATCGGAGGAAGGCCGAGCGCGGGAAAGACGGCGTTTTCATTGGCGCTGGCATTGAATTTCGCAAAGAACAAGTACAAGGTCGTATATTTTAGTTTGGAAACGCGTCCGGATAAGCTGGTAAACCGAATGGCAACGAACTGGTGCGGTCTCGATTTCGACGATGTGAAGCGCAGAACGCTTGACATGAAAACCGTTGATTTGAACTTGATGGATGAACTGGCGGCGTTGCCGATTGAAATCGTTCCGGCAAGTGGGAAAGGCGTGGCGTGGATGCGTTCCGAGGCTTTGCGCAGGAAAGCGGATGTTGCAATGGTGGATTATCTCGGGCTTGTAAAGAGCGACGGAAAGACGCGGTACGAAAAGGTAACAAATGCGTCTCTTGCGATGCACGATTGGGCACAATCCACAAACATGCTTGTGATCGCTCTATCTCAGCTCAACCGTGGTGGGGCGGGACAGATGCCAAGCATGGAAGATTTGAGGGAAAGCGGCCAGATAGAACAGGATGCAGACGAGATATTATTGTTGCACAAGGATGACGATAAGCGGGAATATACGGTAATCATCGCAAAGAACAAAGAGGGACGGACCGGTGATATCCCGATGAACTTTAACGGGCTGCACCAGCAGTTTACCGAAGTGGTATTCAAGGAGGAGCCATGAACAGCCGTGATAAAGGGAAACGCGGAGAGCGTGAGTTGGCCGGAGAGCTTCGGCGGCACGGATATGATGCCAGACGAGGGCAGCAGTATTGCGGTGCGAATGGCGATGCCGACGTTGTAGGCCTGCCGGGGCTGCACATCGAATGTAAGCGTGTGGAAAGGCTTGACCTGTACGCCGCTATGTCACAGGCCGAGCATGACGCACCGGACGGGATGCTCCCCGTGGTGATGCACCGGAAAAATAACTGCCAGTGGTTGGTTACAATGCGGCTGGACGACTACATGGAGATTTACCGGGAATGGGAGGCCGGGAGAAGATGAGCAAAAACCTTGCGCTTACGCTTGCCCGTGCAAAAAACAACGGGATTCGTGAAGGAATCGATGCTGTGTGTGAAGCCATGGCGCTGGCGCACTACAACGCAGCAATAGAGCTTGAGCTTGATGAGCGAGAGGTCGGAGCATTTTATACGCGAATGCGGCAGGAACTACTTGAGATCCTTGCACAGGGCGGAAGAGATACGTTTACAGATGAGATGCGGCACGCTATAGCGGTTGCCTATGAAAAGATGGGCGTAGAGCCGATGTGATGGGAGATAAAATGGGTGAAAACAGTATATGACATCATGCAAGAAAAAAATGCAGATTTTAACCGTGCGGTCTTTATGCAAAAGCAGTCGTTACCGTATGAAGCAAAGGTCATACATGCAAAAGTACGGGCAATTGAATTTTACAACGAGATTGTGGGCACACGTGGAGAAAATGTCCACGTATCGGTGGGGGGGCTTGACAGCATCACTTTGTTGATGTTCCTGCGGAAAGTCTGCCATCTTGATGTTCCGGCAATTTCGGTGTCTTCTTTGGAGGACAAGAGCATTCAGGCAATCCACCGACAACTTGGGGTGGAAACTTTAAAGCCGTTGAAAAGCAAGGTAGAGGTGTTGAATGAATGCGGGTTCCCGGTACTATCGAAAGAGATCGCGGGAAAAATTAAGCTGTTGCAAAATCCCAGTGAGAAAAACAGAACGGTTCGCCATGCCATTATTACAGGTGAAACAGGTGCATATGGAGGGAACCGAACCGGGAGCCGTATGCGTATGAGCCAAAAGTGGCTTGACAAATTCGGCGGAGCAGATGCAGAGGGGGCGGAATTGGGTTATTCTGCCGCGCCATTCAAAGTCAGTGATAGATGCTGCTATTACCTCAAAGAGCGGCCTTGCGATTTATGGGCCAAAGCACACCATAGTCACCCTTATCTGGGACTGATGGCCAGTGAAGGTGGTCGGCGTGCAAAAAGCCTCGCAATGAACGGTTGTAATTATTACAGCCCGAGCGCTACCAGAAGCGCGCCTTTTGCCATATTCAGCCGCAATGATTTGTTGCAGCTTGCGCTTGAACTCCACGTCCCGGTACCCGAAATTTACGGAGAAATCGTACGAGACCCGGACGGAGCTTTGAGGACGACAAAGGCCCAACGCACAGGATGTAACATGTGCGGATTTGGTATCCACCTTGAGAAACGGCCCCATCGCTTTGACCGGCTAAGAGAAAGCAATCCTGCTGAATGGGAGTTCTGGATGTACAACTGTGTCACAGATGCCGTTACCGGTGAAAAATACGGTTGGGGACGTGTGTTGGACTATATCGGCGTAGAGTGGGAGGATGACCCGACCGGAAATATTAAGGGCCAGATGGACATGTGGGAGGAATGAAATGAGATGGTCAACAAAAGCCCCTAAAAAGGCTGGATGGTATTTAGTGACACTTAAAGACGGGATTGTAATGCCAGCATACAGAAGTGAATATCCGACGGGTAATTTTACATGGAAGGAATTGCCGCATGGCTCGGTTGTGATTGCGAGTATACGATTCCCTAAAGCCTACAAGGAGGATTGACATTGAATGATTATTGGAAGTATTTGCATACAGCAATTGAAGAGTATAAAGAATTTCCAGCTTGGAATAAGCCAAAAGAATTTTATGAGTTATTAAACAAATTTTGCAATGAGAGCAAAAAATTTACAGAATCAAACCCAATCGGTGATAACGCTCCTAAAAATCCGCATGCAGGAGAAACAAAAATAGGTACAACAGAATTTGATGTGTTCAACATGTTATCGTTAAAAAGATTAAGAAAAAACGGGATACACGAATAGAGGATGTGTAAAATGGAGAGAATTACTGTTTTCGATGGTAAATTTTGGGCGCACAAAAATTTCCCGCCAGTTAAAGATGATACGGTAGATGAATTTGTCGATTGTGTAAAAGAACTGGCAGCTCGCCTCGCCGCCTACGAGGAAACCGGTCTGGAGCCGGAGGAAATCGAGCGCATTTTAGATTCATACGGGCGCGGCATGACCTTGCGAACAGAAAACGCTCAGCGGTTGGAAATCATCAAGGAAATTCCTATTAACCGCCTCCGCGAGCTGGCGCAGGCGGAGAAAGAGGGGCAGCTTGCGGTGCTGCAGAATGTAAAATATACCGATTCGGACGGAGAAAAGGCATTGCGCCATGCTATGTATATGTGCGGTGTGCAAAACAATCCCGTCACGAGATACACAGCAGATGCAATCGCTGAAAAACTCACCCGCGAAGCCGCCGAGGCCGCGCTGAAGGAAAGGGAGGCTATACAGAATGTTTTGGATAAACAAGACAAGGGCTGAAAAAGCAGCAAAGATTATTGCAGGATATTGCGATAAGCAACTAACTTGCGATAAGTGTAGGTTTGCAGATGAAAACGGTGATTGTACGTTGCAAGCAAAAATTCCATCGGATTGGGAAATGCCGAAGGAGGGCGTACAGCATGAGTGAATTTGAACGGCAGATTTATGCAGATATGAAATCTACAGACCGAATCTCGATCTGGATAATTAAGTGCATGGAGCTTGCAGAATTTTCATGCATCTTAACGGATGAAGATATTGATGGAATTGCTATGGTATACAAAACGATGCGAAAGAAGGAT